GGTGCCAACTTCAAGTTAAAGATTCGTAAAGTTGAAGGTTATCAGAACTATGACAAGTCTGAATTTGAATCATCATCTCCATTGTTGAGTGATGATGATGAATTGGAAAAGATTTGGAAGTCAGAGTTCTCTTTGTCTGAGATGACTTCTGATAAAGAATTCAAGTCATATGATGTTCTGAAACAACGCCTTGATAAAGTTCTAGGTCTCAATGGTGAAGCACCAAAGACAACCGTAGAACAAACCAAAGCGAAGAACTTTGACGCCAAAACTAAATCTAATGATTCTCCTTTTAAAGATGAATCGGAAGATGATGATATGGCATATTTCAGCAAGTTAGCTGAAGAAGATTAATTCTTCTATATAACAGTAACACGGCCACACCCTCTGTCGAAAGATACGGTGTGGTTTTCTTTTGGTTATTATACAACTCTGGTACTGTATAATATCATTCTCTGAAATGTTTCCTCCATATTCCTTACGGAAGGAATCTCAGTAACACTTTGCTCAGATGGTTGATTTTGTGCATTGATATTTGTTGTATTGATTGTTTCACCAGCCAAAGTTGCAGCCGTTGGTAAATTCATTTCTAAATTTTCATTGGTTGCTGGCATTACAGCTGCTGATGCTGGTGTTGATGGCATCGGTGTAGCCATGTCAGAAGCCTCTGCTGAAGCCGTTGGTGTCGCTGTGGGTCCCGAATCAGCTTCTGGTGTTGCTGATGTTGGTACTGTAGCCGGTTTGCCAAGTAACTTATCTCTTTCAATTTTATAATCTTGAACTGCTCGTGCAGCTTCTGGACCTCTTTCCGAATATCCTTTTAGTTGTGCATCATTTAATTTTTCACCTTCATTGTAGTTTTTCTCAAAATTAGCAATTTCAGTTTTTGTTTTTTCATATTCTGGAAGTTTTCTAATACGGTCTTCCTCATCTTTGGCACCAGCAAGACCTCCAATATCTTGTGCTTGTTTTAAGGCCAAATTAAAAGGTGAATTAGGATCTTTATCGTAACTGGATTCATCAGTCAAAACTTTATACATGAAATAAGCAATTCCAGCTGCAGCTGCACCACCTAATAAAACTCCACCAACACCAGTAACAGCGGCTGATGCTAGGCTACCTAATCCTTTAATTGCTAACTTACCAAGGTCTTTTAAACCAAACATGGCCAATATATCATCAAGTATTGAACTACCTGGTTCTTCTTTCTTTGTTGCTGTTTCTTCTTTTGTTGATTTATAACCTAAAGCATCCATTAATTCTTTATGGCGTTGTCTAGCTCTCAATTCTCTTTCAAATATTTCTTCTTCTGTGGGTGATAAATTTTCAAGTGAACGCCGAGAATCTTCCAACAAAAGATAAATCTCATTGAGCATCTCTAACATACCTTCTCCACCTTCATTAGTGGGTTTTATCTTTGATGCTGTATCCATTTTACCTTGCTTACCGGTAAAATATTTCATATTCTTTTCACTTCTACCGGTCAACCTACCAACAATAGCAGGAGCTAAATTTGAACCACCAAACATAAACTTGGCAATGTTCATTGGATCAAACTTCTTCTTTAAGTTTGTCATTCTGGCTTTACTACCTTCTGAAACAGATTTAGAAATGGATTTACCAAAAGACTCTCCACCAACCATTTTCTCAGCGATTCTATCTGATAGTGTTTTTTTTCTTATTCTATCGGCTTGTTCGTAGTCCATTTTTTAACCTTTACTCTTTTCAAGAATTGCTGGTCTATCATTCTCTTTTTGTTTCTTATTTGTTTGTTGGGTATTATTTGTTTGATTAATATTGGTGGTATTTACAATGTTTGCATTCTTATCAGATTCAGTTTGTTTCAAATCTTTATTTTCAACAGAAGCTGCGTTAATTTGATTACCGGTGTTTAAACCTTGTGATTCAAATTCTAAAGCCAATTCCGCTCGTTTGGTAGCTTTTTCACCTGTAGGATCAGAAAAACCAACGGCTTTATTTACTAATGATATATTTTCAAGAGATTTTGGATCTCCTTTAGTTAAATATGATTTATAATTTAAAAAGAACCAAGGTATAGATTTTGCAGCAACTTCAGGACTATTAAGTAAATCTGGATTAGAAATTAAATCCATTTTAAGATAATCACCTAAAGATTTATATGCATTTTTTCCTGTAATTTGTAAAAAACCTCGGCCTCTATATTTCCACCCGTCACCTGGTTGAGAATTACCATCTGTTTTTGCATATACATGATTTGCTAGTGCTTCTGGATTTTTAACAAATTGTTGAGCAAATTCTTCACTAGGTATTCTATTTTTACCAAAAGTATTTTGAATTGCTTTTGCGGAAGAATAATTTAAATTTTCACTTTTTGCCACGAAATTAGATTCTGATTTTACTTGTGCCAATACATTTGCTTGTGCTTTAGAAGAAAGGCCAGCAGCAGCCAATGAAGAAATGACGATTGCTGCAGACCCACCTAGTTTACCTGCCGCACCACCAACTATTGGAGGTTTAGCAGTTGGTGTTGCTGTTGGTGGTTTTACTTCTGGTTTTGGTGCAGGTGCCGTAGTTGACGGCTTAACTTCAGGCTTGGGAGCAGGCGCTGCCGAGGGTGGCTTTACTTCTGGTTTTGGTGCAGGTGCGGCCGTGGGTTTTTCTGCTTCTTTAGCAGGAGGCTTTGGTGCTTCTTTAACTGGTGGCTTTGGTGCTTCTTTAGTAGGAGGCTTTGGTGCTTCTTTAGCAGGTTCTTTTGGTGCTTCTTTAGCAGGTTCTTTACCTTTGCCTTTACCTTTACCTGGCGGTGTAGGTTTTGATGGTGCAGTAGGTTTTTCTACTTCTTCTTTCTTTTTTCTTTTCTTTTTATCTTCTTCTTCTTTTTTTCTTCTGACTGTCAAAGCTGCAATGATAGATTTATTTCTTTGTATTTCTCTTTCTTCATTTGATTCATCTTCTTTTTTTCTGGCTTTGGCCAATGACTTTCTGGTTTCTTCAGCCATTTTTAATTCTTCATAAATCATTCCTAATACTTCAGTTGCCTCACCGCCTTCTTCTAATGCACCACCAGTTTCAAAATTAACTCCTCGTGCAGAAGGTCTCTTTCTTGGTTTGGCAAAATGTTCTATTGTGGATTGTTTACGACCCATTAAACGGCCGAGAAGTGCTGGTGCTAGATTAGAACCGCCAGTAAGTTTCTTGGCAATATTGAGTGGGTCGAACTTTTCTTGAATGCCAGTGAATGTGGCTTTGGTTCTATCGGATATAGCAGAACCAAAAGACGAACCAATGCCTTGACCTTCAACCAAATTGTCGGTGATGAGGCCTGCTAGTCCTTTTTTTCGTATGCCTTCAGCTTTGCCGTATTCCATTTACTTTTTTCTTTGTCTTTCCCGTATCTTTTGGTTTTCTTCTTCAATATACGCAATCAACATAGAAACGTAAATGTCCCGCTCCCAAGGCATCATATTTTCAAGCTCTGACAAACTATACTTATGGTGATGTATCAACGCAAAGTTTGTCTTATAGTAATTCTTTAAATTGTCATGACGAAATATTAAACGAAAAAACTTTCAAGTCCTTCTACTTCAATTTTATGTTCAAAACCACATTTATTACATTTAATATCCAATGTTTCTTTTAATTTTGGTAGATTATTAAAGAAATTTTCAATCTTACCAAATTGTTCTTGGTTTAAACCTTCAACAAACTCCATTAATTCTTCTGGTGTTGATTCAGTTGCGTAGTAAAATTGTTCACCATCATAAATGTATTCAATACTCTGTGCAATCATATGAAAGGTGACATCATTAATATTTTCATATTGCAAAGAATCTTTAACAATACCAAACTCTGGATACTTTAACTTAATTGAAATGTTTGATGTAAGTTTAATCTCAGCCGAAACATCTTCATTCATTTGTACCTGAATTTGAGTTAAATCAACTTCTTTCTCCATAATATTACCACATTCAACATCGTCAACCACATTATTACAACGATACCGTGATTCAACTATCTCACCAACTGATTTGGCACGAAGATTGACGAAGTAATATTCAACATCAATGATAGGCAACTTCTCTATATTTACACCTTCTGTAAGAGTGCAATTATAAAGAATATCTTTAATGTTTTGTTGAATGGTGGTTGATTCAGACGATTCAATTGCCATTAATAGATTACGTTGTTCTTTAACAAGAAACGGTCTATACTTAATTTTAGTTTTTGAAACCGGCAACTCAATTTCATATGTCGGCACATCAAGTTTTGGTAAAGCCATAATTAACTCCTATAATAAATTAATAAAATTATTACACATTCGATAGTTGCCTTGGTGTCTGTTCGTTTGGTATTGCAGGTATATTTTGAGTCGCTAAGGAATTTGGAATTAAATTACCCGATTGACCTAAAGCACCAATTGCATTACCACCTAAACCACCAATTGCATCTGAAACAGCTGCAATACCGGCATCAACCAATTGCATACCGTAAGCCTGCAACGAATTGTTCTGCCAGTATGTGTATGCAAAAGTAACTCTTAGTTTGTGATAACCATCAACCGCCCAATCTAAATCTAAAGCTTCAATAGAAACAGGATAAGCATCATATAAATTACAAGAATATGATATTTGATTCGTAACGTCATACTGATTTACAGTAATAACTGTTGCATAATCACCTTTGTATCTAAAATTGTAATTGTATTGTGGGTTGATAAAGTTTAACCAAGCGTCAAAAAATACCTTTTGGCTCATATCATCATCAACAATGAATGTTAATTGTATATCATTAAATGTTGTAAGATAAGGATATTTTTCAACAGGATTTGAACCAATCTTTTGTTCTGTTGTTGCCAAAGACCTGCCAGGTAAACTAGCACTTTCACACCGATAGTTTAAACTCTTTGCATTATTGACATAAGGTATCAAAGTTAATGGAACAGGAATGCTGACATCAAACTTATTTGGTCGTGCAATTTCTTTTCTAAAACTTGCTTTGAATTCGGTAATCGAACCTGCCATTTTGTTTCCCTATCGTATCTGTTCTAGTGATTCTTGCCACACCTGAGATGTGGAAGCTTTCCTAAACTGTTGTATTGGCAAGAATGCCGCAATGTCCCATTCATTTGGCTGCACGGCAAGTATCTTTGACTGAACATGGCTCTTTAAATACTTTTTGAAGCATGGTTTAAACTCTTTAAACCGTCTGGAGGCGTTCAATATGTCATAGGTGACATTCATACGCTGTATGTCTTTATTGCCGTCAACCACCGCAAAATCCATCAATTTATCCAAAAAAGCCACTCGGTACTGAATTGGTAAATAATGTAGGTTAAGACCAGTAAAGTGGTCATTTTGAATGTCTAATACCAATACCAAAGGAAATCTATCATAATATGGTAAGTCTGCTTTGGTCTTGGGGTCATAATAAAAGAAATATAATCCACCATTGTAAAAATGATTACTTCTATCTTCTCGTGCAATCGTGGAAGCAATACCTGTCGGATTACTAAGTGAACTTATTTTCTTGGTTAACCAACGATAAGAATCACGACCCATCGTTTGAAGTTCCGAAGCGGTCTTTTGTTTTGCTAATTGTGTAAGTTTAGATGCCATCTACTATTTAGTTACAGTCCTAGATGGTCTTCCGTTAGAACCTTAAACTCCCATCCACGGTCCAAGGCGAATTCGGTAGCTGCTTTCCATTTAGATTGATTAACACCCCATGTGGTCACTTCATTGATGTATTGTTTGGTAATTCTTTTACGAGGCTCTGGTGGTTGTGATTGTCGTTTAGGTTTAACTTCTAGTATCATGGTTTTGAGTTTACCATCTCTGGTTCTCATTTTCACAAGAAAGTCTGGAAAGTATCTGTGCCATTGGCCATCAACAGGAGATTTATAGGGAATAATAAGTTCTTCTGAAGCCCACGAGATTATATCAGGATTTCGGTCAAGCCAAGACATCACCTTGCACTCCCATGAAGAGCGATAGATGATATTATTGTAGTCCCCAATGTATTTTTGAGGGTTAGAAGGTGTAAATCGTCCAGAATATGCCATAAATATAGTATTATGTATCTCTCTTTTAGGACAACCTAATGGCTATTATTTCAATACCAACATCAATCGGCGGTGTATCTATACCTGGTGCAGTAGTCAACGGACCTCTTGGTGCTCTTTATCAAAACAAATTTGGTCGAACCGATTTACAGTATCCACGAGATTTACAATCGGCCACCAGAGGTCATTATGTTCAGTTTACAATTAGTGAAATAAAACCCGCCACATTTAATGAAGTAACGGATAAACTTCTTGGTGCAGCCAAGTCTGCGGCCGCTGCTGCAGCCAGCGGAATCACAGATGCAATTACAAGTCCTGTAGAAACATACAATCAATTATCTAGTGGTATTTCTAAGTTTCGTGAAGATCCAAACAGTATTTTAAAATCAGTTCAATTTACCCAGCCAGAATTAAAAACAGTTGGAACAATTTCATTGTATATTCCAGAAACAGTAAATTTTACATATGCAGCTCAATATGACAAATTAAGTTTAGCGACTGCAGCACAACAAACACCTATTATTGGCAAAGCGGCCAAAGCTGTTTTGGGAGCCATTAATTCAGGACCAGCTAAATTACTATTAAGAGGTCAAGGTTACGCTTTTAACCCACAACAACAAATTTTGTTTGAAGGTATTGATTTTAGAACTTATCAAATGGCTTTTACATTTACACCATATTCAAGACAAGAAGCTGCAACTGTAGAAAAAATTATTAAACTATTTAAAGTTCATGCCGCTCCTCGACTTGCTACAGGATCAGCAGGTATGTTTTTTGTACCGCCCTCTATTTTTACACCAAAATTCTTTTTTAATGGTCAAGAGAATAAAAAAATTAATAAGATAACCAAAAGTGTTATAGAAAATATTGATGTGAATTATGCACCAAATGGTTTTACCACTCAATCTGATGGTGCACCAACTCAAATTCAATTAACTATTAATTTTAAAGAAATCGAACTCTTGACAAGAGATAGAATAGAACAAGGATATTAAAATGCAATATTTTAATACATTACCAAAAATTATAAAGACAGACGCAAATCGTAATTCTGTTGTTATGACCGATTTAATGGCTCGGTGTTCCATTATACCTGAGATATTAAAAAATCCAATGGTATATTATGACTATGATGTGCAAGATGGTGATACACCTGAAATTGTGGCATACAAATACTATGGTGATTCTTATCGGTATTGGATTGTTTTATTTGCAAATCAAATAACAGACCCACAATGGGACTGGCCACTTAATTCTAATGACTTTGATGCTTATATAACAAATAAGTATCCATCATTCAATCCATACTCAACTGTGCAACATTATGAAAAAAATATCACACAGTATGATGCAAATACTTTGACTACAACAGTAAAAAATATTATTATTGACCAGGACACATATAATTCATTGGCCACAGGAACATTTACATACACACTACCAACAGGAAGTGTAACGATTACAATTGAAAAGTCTGCTATAACATATTATAATTATGAATTAAATTTAAATGAGTCTAAAAGAAATATTAAAATTTTAAATTCTGCTTATGTTGACCAATTAGAAAAACAATTTACTGACTTGATGGCTGCTTAAAATATGGCTGAAATTGACCAAAATATTTACACCGATGTAGAAAATCCTGGTGCATATTATCCTCAAGATTATTCCCTAGAATCTATTAATTTTTTAACAGGTTCTGGCCAACGATTTGAAATGAAAAAGTTGTTATTGGAATTATCTTATTATGAAGATATTTACAGTTTTTCTGTATCCGGTTATCTCACCATTACAGATGCTCAAGGATACATTGAACTATTAGATTTAACAGGAAATGAATTTGTTGAAATCATTTTTGCAAAAGCTAAGAATGCTTCAAATACAAATAAACAAGTATATCGAGTATATAAAATAGGAGATAGAAAACCTGTTGGTAACTTAAACTCTGAAAATTATACATTCTATTTTTGCTCAGAAGAATTATTGTTATCAGAACAAACTAAGATTAGTAAGTCATACAAAGGTAAAGAAATTGATAAGGTTATTACTGATATACTAGTTGACAAATTAAAAGTAAAAAAAGAGAAGATACGAATTGAGAAAACAAATGGTATAAATGATTTTATTGTGCCTCGTTTCAAACCTTTTGAAGCAATCAGCTGGTTGTCAACATATGCAAGGCCTAAAGGTGCAGGTGAAATTGGTGCTGATATGTTATTTTTTGAAACAAAAGACGGGTTTAATTTTCGTTCTTTGCAATCAATGTTTAAAGATAACATTTATACCACATACAAATATCAACAACAAGGTATAGAAGATAAAACACAATCTTTTCAAGAAAAAACAATAAGTGTTTTAGACTATGAGTTTGTTAAAGTTTATGATATGATGAATGATGTTAATTCTGGCACATTGTCAAATCGACTTATATCTCTTGATACCATGTCTAGAACAAGTAAGGTTACAGATTTTAATTATATCAAATATAAATCTCAGGCAAAAACATTAAATCCTGGCAGCCCAACAAACACATTAAAAAATAGACTAGGATTAACAAATTCTGATTCTTACAATGCCTCATTTAAGGTGGCTACTAGTAATGCTTTTCAACAAAATCAGCCATATATAAAGCAAGTTGTTGATGGTGTTGCCAAAAACATTGCAATTGAAACATATGTGCCAAATAGAACTGCTCAAATTTCATTGGCAAACTATACTGTGTTAAAGATTAAAATACCTGGTGATTCAGGAATTACTGTTGGTCGAACAATTAACTTTAATTTACTAACTTTAAAACCAACCACAGAAACAAAAAACTTGGACGAATTTTACTCTGGTAAATATTTGGTGACTGCTGTAAGGCACATTATACAACCAACAGCATTTCAAACTGTCCTTGAAATTGCAAAAGATAGCACACCTAAACCATATACTGGTATCAACAATGATTCTGGTGTTTGGCAAAATACAGTTAAATTATAATGCAAAATTTTATAGGAAAAGATGGTTTTACTTGGTTCATCGGTGTAGTTGAAAACCGAGTAGATCCTTTGGGTATGGGAAGATGTCAACTTAGAATATTTGGTTGGCACACAGACAATATTAGTGAATTACCTACACAAGATTTACCATGGGCTCAACCAATGTATCCAATTAACAATTCAAAATCATTTTCAGCACCACTATTAGGTGATTGGGTGGTCGGTTTCTTTATGGACGGAGATTCAGGACAAGCACCAATTATGATGGGCGTTTTACCGGGAATAGCATAAATGGCAAACGAAATTCAAAAACCACCATCGATTGTAAGTGTAACCTTTGTTGGTGGCACAGCCGTTGAATCACCAGCACCATCTCCAACTCATGTTAATGATGCACAAACTAAAGGTAATCCTCAAGTACCTGCAGGTGCAAGAAGTATTGTGGCTAACACAAATGTTGGCTTTGCTAATGATAATTTAGCTCATGTGTGTGATTTTGTTACCGACATACAAAAAAATATTGAATTTAAAAAATATGCAAAAGCTACGGCCAAATATATCAGAGATGCAATTAGAGCAGTTTTAAGAGCATTAGGTTTTGCTGACCCTACAGGCGAAGCTTCTTGGCTGGCAACTACACTAAAAGCAATTGCTAGAGAAATCAACCGTATCAATAAAGAAATTTTGCAACCAATTTTAGATTTTCAAAAATATGTTGTTGCTTACATTGCCAAATTAAGAGCAATCATTGCTTGGATTTTAAGTTTACCTGCAAAATTTTTAGCATTACTTCAAGATTGTTTGGCAAGATTAATTAAATTAATTGGTTCTGTTTTTTCTGATATTGGTGCTGGTCTTTCAGAAGGTTTTTCAGAAGGACCTAGTGATTACGATGACATTATTAAAGAAGCAAAAGCTTTAGCCGAGTCGGCAGCCAAAACAGTAACCGCAACGGCTGCTGTTGTAGCAGGTACAGTTAATATTGCTGGAGCGGCAACAGTTGGTCTTTTGATACCCACAAACCAAACAGAACTTGATGCAGCCAATGCAATTATTGCATCATACGAAGCTCCGGCCAAACCACCATCACAAAATAAATCGGCACCTTAATTATGGCAATATTACCACCATCACCTTCAGATAACTCTTGGACAGAACCAGAATCGGCTAGAAATACCGAAACTCCACCAGTATATCCATATAATAACATACAACAGACGGAATCTGGTCACTCCTTTGAGATGGACGACACTCCAACAAGAGAACGAGTTCGGTTACAGCACCGTATAGGTACTTTCTTGGAAATGCATCCTGATGGCGATGAGGTGCATAAGGTATATGGTACTGGATACGAGATTTACTTAAAAGGTAAAAATGTTCTAATCAAAGGTACCTGTAATATTACCATTGAGGGTGATGCCAATATGGAAGTTAAAGGTGACCACAATGTTCAGGTAGCAGGTGATTACAATCTTTTAGTTGGTGGTAAAATGAACACCAGAGTTGTGGGTGATATTTCTCAATCTAGTGATGGTGATATGTCAATTACTGCTAATGAGAACTTTGGTGGTGCAATCCGTATGGCTGCGTCTGACCATGTTTACATAGACTCTGATTTGGTAGTTGCTGGCTCTGCTTCGGCTGATTTAATTACTGCTGAAACACGAATTAATGCTGGTACTGGATTGTATGCAGGTTTATTGGGTGTATATTCACAAGGACCAATTACTTCATTAACTTCAGTTGAAGCACCTTTGGGAACATTTGGTATTATGAATGCTGTATTGATGTCTGATATTATTAACAAAGGCATCTATAACACCCATATACACAATTCACCAAAAGGACCAACCAGTCCGCCTTTGACACCTTTCTTTGGAGTTTAGATAATGGCATTAGTTAACAATGCGACAGGCGTATATGCAACACTAGGTTATAATTTTAATGACCCAAATAGTGATGTAATAAATCTTTCTGCGAACACCGTAGCTCACCTAAATTCGATGCCGGCGTTTATTGAAACTTGGCAGGCTCAAGATATTGCAAATAACGCAGTTGGTGGTTATTATCAGAATCCTGTGGCTTCTAATACCAGTTCAATCATTACAATTTCACAAACCATGATAACTGTGGCAAATACTGGTGCCAGTCAAAACATTGCAAATTGTGATTTGATTGTTACAGCTGCAAATGGTTTGTATAATAATGCAAGTTCATTTTTGGCACATACTGATAGAATATCGGGAGTTACACCTTTTGTGGGACAAGATGTGGTGAATCCATATTATGACACGGCCATGGGATTAGGTAAGACTGCCTTGTATATCACCAATCAAACTGACAATATAACCAATACTTCACCTATTTTAGGTAGCTTTACTAGTATACTGATTGGTCCTCAAGTAGGTTCAGCAAATGTTACTTTGGCCAATAGTCTTGTAACTCTAACAAATGGAGTGACAGCCAACAATTTGACAGAAGCACAAATATCACAGATTCTTTCTGATATATCAAATACCAACACACTTTTGATAACCAGACAAAATGCTGATGTAACCTACTATACTAATTTGCGTAGTTTTGTAGACAAATACAATCAGGTGAAGAAATTCAGTAATATGGGTGAAACTGAAACTTATCTGGTCAATAACTTTGTTGGTACCGATAAGATAAAAGAAAGAATAAACTCATAATTTCAAAATTCGAATTTTTTGATTCCGGCCCAAAAATTTTTTAGGCGCATTTCAAGATGCTAAAAAGCAAATTTACTTCCAGAGCAGAATAAATAAACAATGGCAACCATAAAGAACTTATATTCCGACATAGATTTCACATTCACCCGTAAACCGGTGACCAATGATGTCGCTTTAAGTTATGACGAGATGGCTGTTATAAGGTCGGTTCGTAACCTTTTATTGACGAACCACTATGAAAGGCCGTTTCAACCAGAGTTAGGTTCCAATATTAACAATTTATTGTTTGAACCTATTTCACCCATTACATCGTCATCGTTGCAGACCGAAATTGAAAACATGATTACGAACTATGAACCTCGTGCTCTGTTAAAAAGTGTCACCGTAAATGCACAACCAGACCAAAATGCGTATGAAGTGAGTTTAGAATTTTACATACAAAATGCAACGCTACCAACAACAGTTACCATCCTTTTAGAGAGAAATAGATAAAATGGCAGGCGAAAATTCAAATATTCAAATTACCGATTTGGATTTTAATACAATTAAAACCAATCTAAAACGGTACTTACAATCTCAAACCACACTTCAAGATTATAATTACGAAGGTTCTGCACTATCTACTCTGTTAGATGTTCTTGCATACAATACACAATATCAGGCATACTATCTCAACATGGTGGCCAACGAGATGTTCTTGGATTCAGCATTACAAAGAAGTTCTGTTGTTTCTCATGCCAAACTATTAAACTATACACCACAATCGGCAGCGGCACCACGGGCTCAGATTGATTTGGTGATGAACAATGTAACCACCAGTTCTTTAACTCTACCAAAATTCACCAGTTTTCTTTCTGAAGCAATTGATGGTGTCAGTTACAGGTTTGTTACACTTAATTCAACCACAGAAAATACCAATCTAGCCAACAATACAGTAACTTTTAATGATTTAGTTATCAAACAAGGTGAACCAGTTACTCTTTCATTTACCTATGATTCTGCGGCCAATCCAACAGCAATCTTTGAATTACCTGACACCAATGTAGATACAACTACTATCTCTGTTGTTGTTCAACAAAGCACATCCAATACTTCTTCACAAGTATTCGCATTAGTTGATGACTATTTGGCACTCAACGGCACAACCAAGGCTTTCTTTTTACAAGAAGCAACAAATGGTTTCTATCAAATTTATTTTGGTGATGGCATATTAGGTGAAGCGTTAACAGATGGTAATGTGGTGTCTGTATCATACATCATCACTTCAGGTACAGCTGCAACCGATGCCAATAACTTTGTGTTGATGGATACAATCTCTGGTTTTTCAAGTTCAACAATTACACCAGTGCAAGCAGCAACTCAAGGTGCTGAAAGAGAAAGTATTGAATCAATTAAATATACTGCACCAAAATCGTATGCTGCTCAAGGTCGTGCAGTAACCAAAGAAGATTACATTTTCTTAATTCAAAATAATTCGGGTATATTTCCAATTGATGCAGTCAATGTGTGGGGTGGTGAAGAAAATGATCCACCAGTCTATGGTGTGGTATTTGTGGCTATCAAACCAAGTGGTGGTTATCTATTAACACCATCACAGAAATCAATCATTGAAGAACAAATCATTAAACCTATCTCTGTTCTGACAGTTCAACCAAAAATCATTGATGTTGATTATAATTATTTGGTCATCAATTCAAATATACTATACGATACAAAGTTGACAACACTTACTTCTTCACAGTTACAGACACAAGTATTGACTGCTATTCAAGGATTTGCAACCAATACACTCAATACATTTAACTCTACATTTCAACTTTCAACACTAATTTCTACGGTACAATCGGTTAGTCCTTCTTTTATCACAAATGATGCTTCGATTGCTTTACAGAAACGACTTGTTCCAAGTTTAACTTCATCAACAACATATACATTGAAATATGGAACATCACTAAAAAAGGATATTTTTGGTAAAAGTATTAGTGTCACACCAACATTTCAGGTAATTGATGTTGATAATAATAGTGTGGTACGAGATTCTGTATACTTAGAAGAAACTCCATCGTCAACCACATTTGTTGAATCAATTTCTATTAGTAATCCTGGTTTTGGTTATACATCAACACCAACTGTAACTATCCTTGGTGATGGTACAGGTGCCACAGCAAGAGCAACTGTGGTAAATGGTCAAGTAGATAGTATTACAATGATTGATGTTGGTGTTAATTATACACAGGCTATCGTGCAAATCACATCAACTGATGGTAATGGTTCTTTGGCATCTGCTGTGGCTATTCTTGCTGGTAATAAAGGTACATTGAGAACTTATTATTTTGAAAACAATGTTAAGAAGATTCTCAACGCCAATGCTGGTACAGTAGATTATGCTCAAGGTATTATAACACTCACCGATTTCAATCCGTCTGCAATTAATAATCCTTTAGGTGTATTGAGTGTGCAAGCCGTGCCAACATCCACGATTGTATCTTCTGCAAGAGATAAAATTATTACTCTTGATAACACCGACCCTAATGCTATCAATATTAGTATTGTAGCCAAAGTTTAATACATGATACCGAACGATTATAAAACATCATTACTGATTCCTCAGCAGCTTCCCGAATTTGTTCGGGATAATATTAACTATTCTACTTTTGTTGATTTTATTCAGGCATACTATGAATGGTTAGAAACTGCTTACTCAGCCAACGGATCCGTTACGACAGCCAATACAAGTGGTGAAGGTGTAACTTATGGTGCCAAGAATCTACTCAATTATATGGATGTGGATTCTACATTAGATGGTTTTGTTTCATACTTTCTAAAAGATTTTCTACCTTATATACCAGAAGATGCATTAACAGATAAAAGAAAACTGTTAAAGATTGCAAAAGAGTTTTATCTTTCAAAAGGTACTGAGAAATCATATCAGTTTTTATTTCGTGCATTGTATGATTCACAGGCCGAGATTTTCAATACCTCAGATGTAATATTAAAAGCTTCTGATGGTAAATGGATTGTATCTAAATCACTACGAATCAATTCAATTGATTTAAATTGGTTACAAATTAACAGCCTAAAATTGTTTGGTGAAACGTCACAGTCATATGCAACAGTTGATTATTCTACGGCAGTAGGAGATAAAACAGAAGTTTTCATCTCAAATATTCAACGTCTGTTTGAATCTGGTGAGTTTGTTCGTGTTGTAGATAATAATAATCTTGATGTATATTTTTACAATGGTGAAATATACATTCAAAATCAAGGCGTAACCATACCAACTGGCGCCACAACACTTAGAGGCAAAGTTGTAGGTGTTATATCTTCTATAAGAATTAATCCAAGAAATCGAGGATTATTCTATGAATCTGGTGATCCAGTTATTGTTGTTGGTGGATTAAATCCTGATGTAGTAAACCCGATTGGTGCAACAGCAGAAGTTGGTCAAATAACAACAGGATCTATTGAGAGTTTGGTTGTAACTGACCCTTCTCATGGTTATAGAGTATTTCCAAATTCAGCCATCACATTCTCTGGTGGCGGTGGTTCTGGTGCAGCTGCTAGAATTAATTTATTAGATGATGTTAAATTAGCCAATGTTACACTTATTACAAGTAACACATTAGGCATTGTAGCTAACGTTGTAGTTGGTGATGCAAATAATGTTGTTAATTATGTAAATTTTGCTGTGGCTGCCAATACAAATTCTACTTTGCGTGACACTTTAACTTTTAGAACTTTACAAGTTGGACCAATCGGTTCAATACAAGTTACCAATCAAGGTGGAGGATATTCTTCTGCACCTGCTGTCGATGTAAGTTCTTTGTATGCAACCGATGTGGGAACCGATTCACTTAGTTTCCTTGGCATACTTCAACCAATTCAAGTATTAAATGGTGGCCAAGGATATGGTAATGCAAACACAGTATTAATTACTGGTGGCACAGGTGTTGGAGCATTTGCCAATGTAACTGTTAATACGGCAGGTTCAATTATCAATGCAACATATGTTTATGCCAACAATAATACAAATCAATCATTTCCTTTAGGTGGGTTAGGTTATACAAAAGATAGTTTACCCACAATCACAGTCACAAGTAACACAGGTTCTAATGCGTCACTTGTTGTCACAGGAATTATGGGTGCTGATGCAATTTTAACACCCACAACCGATAGAACTGGTTCGGTCACAACCATCAACATTATTAATCCTGGTGAAGATTATGTTTCAACACCAAATGTTTATCTAAAAGTAGCCGATGTTGCAGTGAGTAACGTTTCACCATTAGATTTTCCTTTGGCTGGTGATGTTATGTATCAAGGTGCAACATTTAATGTGGCCACTTATAAAGCCAACGTAGCTTCTGTATTCAAAATTTCAACGGCATCTCCAGCAAATACGGCAGCCGATGTATATCAATTAAGAACATATGATTATACAGGAAACTATGATGCTGCACTTTCAATCAAGATTGACCACAACATTTCTAATGTATCTTCTTTGTTGGTTTTGGACCCACAGAATGCTTACACCGATAAAATTACTGGTAGTCCAACAAGTATTATTCGATATGGTGATGGTAATGCAAGGGCTAATGCATCATTTTTAGATGGTTTGATTGTAGGTGCTGGTACCTATCTGAATGATGATGGCCATCTTTCTTCTTTAGGTCTGGTACTTGAAAGTCTTGATTATAATAACTTTACCTATGTTTTATCGGTTGAGAAAGCACTTAAAACATATAAAGATTTAGTGTTGAACCTATTACACCCCTCTGGTATGAACCTAAGAGGACGGAATTTATTAATAAGTTCCAATGGGTTCTCAATGAACGCCGAAACTTCATTGCAAGAAGGTTATCATATGGACACCTTTGCTGGTCCGTCTGCTCTAGCCCGCATTGAAGCAAATACTCAGGCTGGCCAAATCAGCACCAATATTATTCGGTTCGTCAATACAATCTCCGCCAATATTGGTAACACCGTCTTTGCAAATGATATCATTGAATATACTGCCACGAATAACCTGAGAGCCTACTCTGCGATTACAAATGTGGATTGGGCCAATAATCAGGTGACAATGCAGGATAATGTCTTTGTAGTCTTTGCAAATGTTGCTACTGGATCGGCAAACGCCTCCTCAAATGTGATAAATATACAATCGGTTACTGGTCAATTTGATGGTAATTTTACCAACAAAACACCAGCCAACGACATTATTTTTGCTGGAGATAAAGTTTCTTTAAATGGCGGCCCTTATTATACCGTCACACAGGTATTTGCAAATGGTAATTTGTACCTTGCCAATAACTCATTTGGACCAGTAAATAACGCATTAATTACAGTTGATAAATCAGCAAACACAGAAACTTGTTTGGTCTATGGTGTCATAGGATTTTATGAATATCCAGAATTATTAACAGAGAGTGGTTACATTTTAATAACAGAATCAGGCATCACAATATTAGCGGGGTAAGAAATGCCGTCAGTCAAGATATCAGAACTACCAATATTAAACCA